ACTAGAGAAGAAAAACAAACTGGTATGCGTGCAGAAAGAGAAGTTCCTCAAGGAGAAAGTTTAGTCATGAGGCCTATGGAATATGCTTCAACTGGATTTGTAGACAGGGCAATTACTGGACCCACAATAGTTGGAGAAAGAGGCCCAGAAATGATAGTACCTTCGTCAGATGGTAAGATAAGTATATTGCCTAATCAGGTTGTAGAGGGATTAATGGCTAGATATAGTCCAGGAGATACAGGGCCTAAGAAACCAGGAAAAAAATTTAATCTTAAAGATTTTTTAAAAGAAGCATCTGATGAGGAGATAAGAGAAGTTTTTAGAGAAATGCTACAAAAATTTGGTCCCACTGACGAAGATAAAAGATTAGATTAACTAACCCACATCCTTAATTTTATACGGGTCTGTATTTAATTTAGGAACCTTATCCCCTTGCTCACCAGATAGTATCTCATCTAAATTTTTGTATATGTAATTTAAAGCTGCACCAACTATAGAATCTTTAGTTAATGTCTCTGATATTTCTTTTAAACTACATCCATATTGTAATAATAAAGATGTCATTTTACCTGATGCTCTCAGCTCTCTATCTAAAGTAGACTCAGTAGGTTTTAATTTAACCCATACAGCCATAGGCGTTATACCTGTTGGACTTATTGTATAGTCAATGATAGATAAAATTCTTCTACCATCAATCTCCATTCTTTGTGTAACACTTCTCATTCTCATTGGTACTGGTGCTCTTGCCACGTTACTCATTATATCCTTTCTATTATTTGTTTTATATCACTGTTTAATTTTAATGTGTTTTCTATGCAATGCTTGATTACACTAGCTAGTAGATTAGCATAAAATATTTCGTTTATATTTTCTAGACCATCTTTAATTTTATTAGGCTGAATATAATCAAGTTCTATTGCAATCTGACTACTATCAGTCAGAGATACTTTCATATTAAAAAGTTCTGAATTATTTTTTTGCATTGTCTGTAGGTTTTGCTACAAAGTCTGCACCTATCTTAGGATCAAGCTCTCTTAATCCTTTTGATAATACCTCAATACCCTGAACTACTTCTCCATACGGTCTTGTAAATAGGTAACGAAGTATGCTCTGAACTTGTGATCCAGATATAATATACTGTTTATCTACAACTTGCTGTTCTTGTTTGTTTTCTGCCATTTTATTGACCCTTTCTTAAAATTTTTCTTTCATAACTGCTCAAATATACAAACATTTGAGTCTTCTAATAGTAACATACCCGACATAATAACTTTTGCATATACGTCTAAGTATGGGCGTTTAAACGTAATTCTCTATGTTTCAACCATCTGGGTACTCCTTTTGTTGCTTTTCTACATCTTGATCTAAAACTTCACTGATTAATCTCTTCAAATACCATTCTGCCTTTTCTAAATCCTGTACAGGCTGACCTTTGTACTTGTATCTAGCCATGTATTTCATACATGCTCCTTTGAGATAACCATGAAACTCTTCTGTTGTCATTGACTCTTTTATAAGATCAATAGTCTCAGTGGTAGACTGTCTGTAATGTTTAGGAAAATTAACTACGTCTTCCATATCTTTTCTTTACCTCACTAATATTAACTGTTTCAATATCATACTCTCCACCTTTTACATTTCGTTTTACAATTAATCCAGACCACCATAGTCTTTGTGTATTATATGCGTATGCTTCTCTGTGTGTCAAGTAGCAGCCTGCAGATAGTCCCATAATTTTTTTGCCAGATGGCTTGGATGCTATAGCATAGTCTAACAAATGAGAATGGCCAGCAGTGCAAGATACTTTATTTTTGTTTACCAAAGCTCTTGCCATATTCTCTCCAGAGATAGCTGTGCCCATAACTCCACTTGGAAAGTTATGTGAGTAGTATATACCATCTATAACTGCAGGGTATCTGTAATCATAGGTGTGCCAGCCATACTCAGGATACTTTAGATCATCTATAGATATAGCACCTTCAAACTCTGGGTTGTCATCTACCACACGATCTATTCTATCTTCATGATTACCTAATAGCATAAATCTTTCAGCATCGTGTTTGCCTATACCCTCGTTAAATTTTTTAAGTGCATCATGTGCATGATCTATATCTTTACGATATCGTCTACCCTCAAAAGATTTTTTCTTTTTGTCATAGCTAGACATAGAATCCATACTGGCAAAGTCACCCATACATATTACCTTATCTACTTTTAAATCCCTTGCCATACGTCCTGCCCAAATAAATCTTTCATTACTAGCTTTAGGTGTGCAATGAGGGTCTCCTATTACTAAGTGTGTTGTCATTAGTGTAAATCCTTTTTATTAATAAAATCAAGAATGTCTATAACATTATCATCAGATCCGTTTTCTCTATCTCTATCTTTTTTATCATCATCATAGAAAGACTGCATACCTTCAGCATATACTACATCAGGATTTTCTGTTGCATATTTAACTAAACCTTTAGCTATATAAGAACACACATCTCTATCATGAGGGCCTTTAGGGTCTATAATACCACATGTGAATCCTTTCTCATGTGGTGTTATAATAACAGATACAGATTGAAAAATATCTATTGGTTTATCAAAGTCTATACTCATACTACCTCTATCAAAGCATCAATTGATCGTATCTGCTCATCTTCATCTGGCACACCAGCTTCTTTTAATTTTTTTCTTTTAACAGCGAGATCATGTAAAGTATTTTCTACATCTTCTTCTGCTTGTTCTGATAAAGTTTCTATCTCATCATCAGTTATTCCTAATGGAAATGTAATCATAATTACTCCTTTGTTTTATTTTTTAGTATACACACAAATGATTTAAAGTCAAGCACTACTAAAGGTTTTCTATTATTCATTTTCAGCACCACTAAAGGTTCTAAATCTGCATTAGATATAGCCTGGTCATATGCGTCATATAATCCTTTCCACGTCTCTTTGTTTTTACACTCAATAGAAAATGGAAATAATTCTTGGGCATCTTTAGATAATTTAACATCAATGCCTGACTCGCCCATAATAGCACACCAAACATCTTGATCTTTTTTTAAGCTAGGGAACGCACAAAGAAGTGCGTCCCTAACCCAGTTTTGTAGCCTTCGCCCCTTGGCTTTTCGACTGCGTACACTAGATGCCATCTAGTCCTCTACCCTAGGATTGCTGACTTCAGTGTACCAAACCCATTTAGGGTTTTTACTTTGCGACTGCTGTTGTGGTAACAGTTGCAAATTTTCTCCCCAACAAGGAAACTTGTAGGGGCAGAAACCACAAGTGCTATTCAATACTCTATTACCTGTCTTTTGTTTTCTAAAGTATTCTTCTTCATCTTCATAGCACCTTTCAAACTTTTTATTATTCTGTAAAGCTATAACATTATTTTTAGCTGCTGTCAAAGCTTTATCTTTATACTCATCATCTGCAAGTGGAGTCTCTGTAAGTGCCCACTCTCCAGTGGATTTATTTATTACAATCCATCCTCCGAATGGTTTGTTTGCTCCCTCTGCGTAGACGTATCCTTGTGTTGTGTACCCAAACACGTCATCAGTTGCGACTGTAGTGAACCCTCCGTTTTCTCCAAATTTATTAGTAAAAGACCAAGGCGATGCACTCTTAATGTCCCACACTTTATCATCAATTTCAACATCTAAAGAACCATTTATTTCAACATTTTTTGTTGGTTTATATTTTATTTTTCTCTGCTCTGATTGTATAGCTACACCTGCAGCTTTCATAATTATGACTGCAAGTTGCTCAATCATATCTCCAAATACATTACGCATCTTTGCGTTGTACGGTTGACCTTCTCCCTTTACACCTTTCTTTTCCATCTGTAACTGGCACAAAGGTCGTCCGATGTTTGATGCTCTAAGACCAAACTCTTTTTTTCTTTGGTCAGTGAACTGCTTTCTGAATGATTCCTTGCAAGCTTCACCAAACTGATCAATCAAATCATCGGATACCTCTACCGCATCTTTCGATGCAGCTTCCAAAAACACCCTAACTTTTTCTAGGATGTCCTGACTCATGATGAGAGAACTTCGATAGGATCATCCTCGAGTTCTGCATCAACGGCTTTTGCCTCATTTGCTTTTACAACAACTGGCTCTGCCTTTTTAGCTTGTCTCCACAACTCCACTATCTCCTCGTTCTCAGTGTTGATAGTTTCTTGGAAACTTAAAAGTGTTTCTTTCTCTGTGTCTGTGAAAGAAACTTCGTCTTTGTCTACAGTAATATCAGAAACATAAAAGACATTACTGCCAGCCTTTTTCTTTTTAGTTTTTAATGTAAGTGTATGATTAAACATAACCTTACCTCTACGTCTAAGGCTTTCTATTGCTTCGCCAACAGGCTTGAAGTTACTGCCTGTCACCTTCCAGAGCACAGGTAAATTACTAACATGTGCATCTGCTCCACCTGGCAACACACCATCAAACGATACTAAACCATATATTAATCTATAACACTTGATAGCTTTTTGCTTGGCTCTTTCTTCCTCTGAAAGATTAGCAAGTTCTTTTGCTGGTATCTTTCCGCAACGAACACCACCTTTAGCATCTATAGCTTCGTCCTTCCAAGACTTAAATATAATACTACGATTGCTGTATTCGTTTTTCTCTGCGTCATACTTCATGTATTGATACGCATTGATGAACGGTCTAAATGTAACAGGCTTACCATAGGCTATACTATCTAGCTCTGGAACATATGTTGCATAAGAACCTACTGGAACTTCTGCACCGTCATCGTTCTCTGGAAATCTATTTATGGATAGCTTCGGTAAGAAGTTACCAGTGGACGATTTCTCTTGCCCTATCATTGACATTATCTGTTCATTAGATAAATTGTCTATGTTTGTTATTTCATTGTTTGTCATAAGACCTCCTTATTGAATGAAATTTTTTTCTTATACACTATTTTTTATTAAAAGTCAACTAAAAAAAATTAATTAATATTAGCCCTCCAACTATATATATTACAAATATCAATGTTATTATATTCTCTAAAATCCATACAAATTTATCTGGTTTATTCACACTGTGAGCCTTTCTGTGGTTAGTTTTATCTCCTGCATATCCAACCAATTATCTCCTATTTTTAGCTCTGTGTCAAGGGGCACATTAAAGTTAACTTTATAGAAAGTATATAGAGATTTTATAACATCTTTAGTTGCATTATCAAGTATATCTGTCATGAGGTCAATCTCATCTGGATGTGCATCAACAACTATAGAATCGTGCACAGTATTAATTAATAAACTTTTTACTAACTTCTCTTTCATCATTTTGTAAGCATTAATACAGGCTATGGGCACTATGTCAGCAGTGGCAAACCCCTGCACTGGATAATTTTTTATCTGTGTAGAGTAGCTAGATCCTCCCCACGCTTGTCTCTGTGCGTATGGAAAAGAATACTCACGACCTGATGGCAGTTTAACTTTTTTATACTGTATGGCATTACTCTGTAATGTTTCATGCCATTTTGCTATATCTTTGTATTTATCTAAGAATGCTTTGTAGTATCTCTTCTCATCATCAGATCCAGACATGCCGCCATACAGTGGCTTAAACGTGTGTGCCTTTGCATCTTGTCTGCTAACACCTATGGTGTCTGCTGTAAACTGATGCACATCAACGCCATCCGCTATGTCTTTCATGCCTTGCTTATCCTGTGCTAAAAATACTGCAGTCCTAAACTCTAGCTGTGAAAAGTCTATCTCCATAATTTTACCACCATCAAATCTAGATGTAATAACTTTACGAATAGGAAAAGTATTGCCTCTTGGTTGGTTCTGAAAGTTTGGATCACGACTAGATAATCTTGCTGTAGCTGTGACACACTGCATAAACTTAGGATGCAGTATACTATCTTCATTAACATGATCTCTTATGCCATTCACAAAAGTATTTAAGTATGTGTCTATGGCATTGTATCTAATAATTAGATCAACAAACTCTTTCATATCCCCTTTGGCACGCATAGATAATTTTCTCAGTGTGTCTCTGTCTGTCTTGAATCCACCCTCTGCAACTTCTGATACACCAATAGGAAACTGATTAAATCCTGCAGTCCTGTTTAGCTCATAATATATTACACCTTGCCCTCCGCACTCGTGGCACTTTGATAGATTTTTATATCGTCCCCCATCTACCTTATATTTTCTAATTTGACCAGTGCCATTACACTCCAGACATTTTGTCGCTGATGTTTTCTTTATAACATCTGTGTTTGCCACAACCATATCTCTGAATCTAGACTTTGAAAGTGTGGGTCTGCGTTTCTTTTTCTTGGTAAATTTATCTATACCTATGTTGAACATGTCTGCCCACTTCTTTTTGTCTGTAACTTTTCTAGAATATATCAGCCAAGATAGTTGTTCTGTGCTGGCAGGATTGATAGGAGTATCACCCATCTTATCCCAAATGATATGTTTTATCTGTTGTGCTAATCTACCAAACTCTTCTTTGAACTCTTGCTCCACAGCATTCAGTGAATTTAGGTCAATGTGTATGCCATTTATTTCCATATTTGCAAGCACTGGAAGAAATTCGTTCATCATTTTAGCAGATTTAAGTAAGGGCCTATTACCTTCTTTCTTAAAATCTACCATCTGTGCGTCAAACAAAGCTCGTGTAGACCTAACATCTTGCCTGCCATACTCCTCAATAATGTTTACAGGTATGTCCTCAAACGATACCTTGCGTTTCATGTAATCATCAACTGCATCAGACTTCTGTGATATACTCCTACGTTTGCATATATCTTTTAGTGATAGTGTCTTTCTTAATCCACGCAATAAAATATATTCTCCTATCATTGTGTCATACAGTCTGCCATCATACTTGAATCCTGACTCCAATAGCCATACTAAATCAAACTTAATATTGTGACCGACTAGTAAAGTAGTCCTGTCTAAGACACTTTGAATTGTTTTATGATTAGCCTCTATGTTAAAGTTTTTGTGATTGTGATTAAAAAAAAGATAGTCCTCGTTAGCCATTGTACCAAAGCTAACACCTATGCTAACTAAACAATTGTTTGGATTAAATGGCAGTGGATCTACTTTGCCATCTACAATTTGAAAGCTAGTCTCTACGTCTAATACTGTTATCATACTCTATACCTCGATATTTGTGGTTCTATATTACAGGTTATCTCTCCGTGATATCCTGATATCTTATTCTTACTTATACACATAACTCGAGTTGTGTCAAGTGAGTCAAGCGTACCGTGCTTTCCAATACCGATAATTAAATCTGCCTCTGCTGCTTTCCCTGTCTTTGAGTTCTCCATCATGTCAAAAGATATTCTAGTCTTACCATGTGCATCTGCAGATGCCTGAGAGATTGCGATGACACAACACTCGTGTCTCTTTGCTATCTCTCTTGCACCTGTATACACAGCTCTTAACTTTTCATCAGTCCTTGTAAAGTTACCAGCCATACCAACTTTATCTAGCTGGTCAATAACAAGGATGTCAGGCTTGTGCTGATTGCAAAAACTGTCAACGTCATCAATAGTCCAATCAACAGTGTCCATAAGTTTAACATTGTCTTTTATCTCCTTCCATTTTTCTTTTGCTAAATCTATATTGTCTATGATCTCATCACGAGTCATACCTGTGTGTGCATTTATAACTCTCATCTGTGTTCTAACTGCAGGCTCTTCGTTTATAAGTGCACAAACTTTTGCACCTTGTGATGCAAAACCTTGAAGACCACCAACAAGATTAACCCAGAACGCAGTCTTACCTGACTCTGGTCTGGCAAACACTATGACTAAGTTTCCTGGACCAACTCCTGGAACTTGCTCATGTAAACTTGGAAGATTAAATTCAAACTTAGTTTGTATATCAAGTGACTCTAACAACTCAGGTATGTCTTCAGTCACTGCTTCATGATCATCTTTATCCTCTTGTGTATTATCTAGTAACTGCTTGATTTCATTAAATGATTTGTCCTGACCATTAAATATATCTGTGGCTATGACTGCAACTTTGTGTGCTAAGTTTCTTTTGTAAACTGCCTCAATGATGTCAGATGCAACTGCCTCGTTTGGTTCCTGCTCTTTCTTAATCTCTTGTACTAAACTTTCAAAGTTTAACTTAGCAGCTCTTGTAAGTGCAGGATTATATTTCTCTGTGTGTAAGTCTATAAGCTCGTCTATTGTAAGATCATCTTCATAATCTTTGTGTGCTTTTTCTATTGTGGTAAAAAAATTACCAAGACCATTACTGAATGTTGTCTTTGTAACTTTACCCTTATTTTTTTCGTAAAAATTTTTTTTAAGTAATAGTTTTATTAGTTGTCGTTCTTGCATATTATCTCTCTTATATCATCTGGTTTAAAATATTTTAGATCATCTTCTAACATGATCACTCTTGTCTTTGACCTATACCCTAATTCTCTTGCCATGTCAAATGCCTTTGAAGTTGCATCTCTATCTAGTGCTATAATTATTTCTGAGTATTTTGTTTGTAGTATATCTATGTACTCCTCTGGTAAACTTGTACCCATCAACGCTACACCTGTAAAATCTTCTGACACTGCACAAGCAGAGGCACAGTCCTCCACGACAACTGCAGTGCCTGAGTTGCCACATATAAATGGGTATGCCCTACTACCGTAGACATACCACTTTGGTAGCACAATAGAGTTAAGTGATCTACCAACACCGCCTATAATTTTTCCTACATCATTTCTTATCATGAATACTATCCTATCTCTTGCTGGATCGTACCTAACATCTGCTCTACCTTTTGTAACTGCAGACAAACAATTATTTTCGATCATGTATCGAACGCATCTATCTTGTGTATGAGGAGATGTAAAATTTTTTGGAACTGTAAAGTTTTGTTCTGTTAAGTTATCGTGCCTATGTATATAATATGATATATCATGCATAGTCCTTTCACTGTTGAAAGAACCTTTCGCCTCACATGAGGCAGAAAAACAATACCATAATATTTTTGAGTTTTCTTTTGTTACTGAGAAAGTATTGACACGCATACAAAAGGGGCAATCCATTCTAATAGACTGCCCCTCATCTACGTTCAAACCTTTTATAACTTCTATCTGCTCTGCGTAATTCATCAGAATCCTATACCATACTTTTTATTTTCTGTCAATAATAAAGTGGGAGCAGGAACGACCAACCTGCTCCCTGACACGAACACTACCACTATAGCTAGCTTTGGGTTTTACCATTTGTTCGTATCAAACTTGTATTGGGTACATATCATACGATATAGTTTCTATTATGTCCCAAGATATGCCCAGAGTAGCATCATGTCCATCTTTAACTTTTCGTAGAACTTTTCTACACTCATGATCTGTTAGGTCTGGTCTTATCTCTCTAATATCTTGAGTAGTCCAGCAAACAAATATTGTGTCCTCTGTATCATACTTTGTCCAATCAGTGCTATTTGAGTTAGTCATCTGTTAAGTTCTCTGCCTCCATTAACTTTAGCTGATTGTCTCTGTATTGTAGCTTTACTTTATACATCTTACCATTGAAACGAATCCAGTCAAGTGTCTTCAGATTAACATTACGATATTGTTTCTTTATGGTATCAAACACAATCATGAAATCTTCTTTACTTGTCGTTCTCTCTCCACCTCTCAGGTGTTTCTTAACACCAAGCATACAGTTGATAACTCTATCAGAGCCATCTTTCTTTGTAAACTTTGCTGAGAATATCTTAGATCCTACAAGTTTATGCAGTTCGTCTGAGAATGTTTGTCGTTTTAGTCTTTGCATTTCTACCTCCTTTGTTGTTGTTAATAAACCATAGAGAGCCAGCATCGGATCGCCTTGCGTGCTTATTCCTTAACTCGAGCCTAGGCAACTGTGACTCTCTATGTATCTGTATGCCTACAGAATATCTAAATATTTTAGCGAGAGAAACTAGCATCGAGTACTGCTACCTAGCTTCTCTCTATCCATTGATCACTGGAATACATAACACTAACATGATTCATTTAGTGTGTCAAGAATCTTACAGGTTTCTTCATAGCCCAACACAATCCACAGTCA